TTAAAATGAATAATATAACTAATTGTATAAATAATAAATAAGGTAATTATTATTTATTGATATAATATTTATTACATTATTCGATTTAATAAAATTTATAATTCAATAAGACAAAGGTGAACAGCCCTAATTATATTAATGTTGATTTTTTATTAAAAAAAATTGTTTTATAATTATATTCATTATTATTTTTATAATGATAATGAATAATCAATTACCTAGTCCTTCACATGAACAATTAGATATTATAAATAATATATCTAATTATAATCTAATTATTGATGCTATAGCTGGTAGTGGCAAAACTACAACAAATTTACAAATTGCACAGTATTATTCTGATAAAAAAATATTACTATTAACATATAATAGTAGATTAAAAAGTGAGGGAAGAATAAAAGTTTTAAATTATAATATTAAAAATTTAGAAATTCATAGTTATCATTCGTATTGTGTTAAATATTATGATAAATATTGTTATACAGATGATAATCTATTAAATATGATTAATAATAACAATAAAAAATTATCTGATAATTATTATGATATTATAATATTAGATGAAGCGCAAGATATTTGTCCATTATATTATAAATTAATTCTTAAAATTATTAAAGATATAAATAATAATAATATTCAAATATGTATATTAGGTGATAAATATCAAAGTATTTATGATTTTAATCAAGCAGATAATAGGTATATTATACTTGCAGATAAATTATTTACTATAAATTCATATGAATGGAAAAAGATGAACTTATCTTATAGTTTTAGATTAACAAAACCTATATCTGTATTTATAAATAAATGTATATTAGGATATAATAGGATAAATAATGAAAAAAAAGGGTCATTACCTAGATATATAATATGTGATACATTTGGTGAAAAATTTGGTACATCAAATAGATGTTATGAAGAAGTAATGTATTATTTAAATCGTGGATATTTATATGAAGATATATTTATATTAGCACCTAGTGTAAAAACTGATAGTTCACCTATCAGACAATTAGCTAATAAAATATCTAGTTGTAAAATTCCTATTTATGTTCCTAATTCTGATGAAGAAAAAATTGATCAAGATATTATTGAGGGTAAATTAGTATTTTCAACATTCCATCAAGTTAAAGGTCTTGAAAGAAAAGTTGTTATTGTATTTAATATAGATGATTCATATTTTAAATATTATAAAATAAATCATAATCCTTGTATATGTCCAAATGAAATATATGTAGTGCTTACTAGAGCACAAGAACAATTGACATGTTTTCATCATTACAAAAATGATTTTATGGCATTTATTAAAAAAGATATCTTATCCAATTATTGTTATTTTGAACAAAATGATTATTTAAAAGTATGTAAAAATAATCATTTAAAAAATGTTAAAACACCAGTTACTACATTAACTAAACATTTATCAATAGATATAATAAATAATGCTTTATCATATATTGATTATAATATTATAAATAATAAATCTTCACTAATTAATATACCTATTAAAACATTACAAAATAATTTATATGAAAATGTTTCAGATATTACAGGAACAGCTATACCAGCCTATTTCGAATATATAAATTCTAAAAAAATTACTATATATGATAAATTAATTAAAAATAATACAGATATTGTTACTGTATGTGATAATAATTGTGATTTTATAGATAGCGATAATGAAGAAATTATATATGATTTAAAAAATATTGATATTAATAATATCCAAATTAATGAATTATTATATATTGCTAATAGATGGAACTCATATGTATCTGGATATATTTATAAAATTAATCAAATATCTGATTATAATTGGTTATCTAATGATAATATTAATATTGCAATTGATAGATTACAAAAATATATTTCATCTAATAGTGATTTTGAAATAGAATTAAAAACAGAAAATAAAATAGAATTGGGAAATAGAAAATTAATTGGTTATATTGATTGTATTGATAATAAAAATATATGGGAATTTAAATGTGTAAATAAATTAGATAAAGAACATATATTACAATTAGCATGTTATATGTATCTATTTTTAGATCGTATTGATGAAATAAATACAATATCTATTAGTAAAAAAAATAGATTATTATCAAAATTAATTAATGAACAAAGTAAATGTAAAACAGATAAAAAAAAGAGTGAAAAACAAATTGAAATTGATACTTTAATGCAAAGTAATATTTTAGTAAGTTTAGAAAATTATAGTTTTAAATTAATGAATATATTTAGTGATGAAATTATAGAAATTAAATCTAATAAAAATAATTTAAAAAAAATGATGGAATATTTAATTAATAAAAAATTTTATAATTCTAAAAAAAATACTGATGCTGAATTTTTAGAATTAAATAAAAAAATATATGATACTATGTATTCATAAATTAAATATACACTCATTTTTATAAAAATTATCCAGTGAATTTAATTAATTTATATAATTTAGATGTAATAATTATTTTTTAAATCATAGCAATGATATTTTTATGAAAAAATATGTGACGTCTTTGGATCAATTAATAATATTCCGGCATATACAATTATTTATAAAATTTATTAAAAATTTCATAAAAAATAAAAAATTATTTATCAAAGATAAATAATTTTTGCATAGAAAAAATACTTGTATTTTTTCTATGCTCATTAAATATACATATTTTTAAATAAAATAATTATTACTCACATAATTATATAAATTTATTAAATATTATTTTTAAATGCACCGTAGAGGAAAATCAAAGATTTTCCTCTACAATGGATGGTGGATAAAATCAAAGATTTTATCCACCATGCACTTACTAAATTTTATATAAAATGAATATAGTTAAATAGTATTTTTATGAAATTTTTAATAATTTTCATAAAAATGAGTGTATACAATTATTTATAAATTTTTTCAAAAATTAAAAATACTTTTGATAAATTAATTAATAAACATTTATTTATAATAAACTAGGTTATTACCTTATTCAATTAAATATTTATTAAATTGAATAATATAATAAATACACCCATTTTTATGAAAATTATTAAAAATTTCATAAAAAAAATTATATAATTTTATTAAATATTATTTTTAAAATACATGATTGTGATAAATCGATGTTATTTCATACGATAAATAAAAAATCTTTGATTTTTTTATAAGTTTCATGTGTAAGCATTAATTTTTACTACAATTTATTAATAGGGGTTCAACAGCCCTATTATTAAATAAATATAATTATTATAAATATTTGTAAATTGAATATCAATATATTCCATTCAAAACCATAAATATATTGTCTATCTTATTATTGATATTAATAAATTACAAGGTTAATTTTTTAAGTTTTAATTATTACATTTGTATTTATTTATTTTTCCTAAATAATATTTAGCAATTAATCTATGAAATACATATTGAAATGTTTCGTCGAGAAATAAATCTTCAATTTATTTCTCGGTTTAATAATGAGATAAAAAATCAAAGATTTTTATCTCATTGTTTCAATTAAGTATTAAAAATATTTATAAATATTTTTAAACTAATTATTTAGATAAATAAAAAATATAATTTATTAAAACATTTATTTTATATAAATCAGTTAAATTTTTATTTATTTAAATCAGTCAAATATTTTTTAGCAGTTATAATTAATTTATTTTTATTTTCAGATGACATTTTTTTAATATATGCTATTTGATATCTTAATCCATAATCACTTGTTAACTTTGAATAATTAATAAAAATATAATTATAATATATAGCATCAAATATATTAGACCATTCTTCATTTTTAAAATCACTCATTTTGAAAATATAATTAGATGATGCTATATAATTTTTTTTCATTATTTTAATTTCATTAAGAATCATACCATATACATTTCCAAACATAACCCAATTATATGAATCTATAACCCATTCCATAAACATTCTATAAATTAAATTACTATCTAATAAACATAATTTCATATAATTACCAACTATCATTAATCTTTCAATATGATGAAAATAAGCATAAGGTAATATTTTAGTTTTAATAATTGAATCAATAGGAAACATATTAGTAGTACCTTCCCATAATTTATAATATAATTTATTATTTATATTATTTATTTTTAGATCTGGTTGTTCTATCATATAAATAGAAAACATATAATTACGCCAAAAAATTTGGCGTATAAATCCTTCTATATTTTGTATTTTAACTGTATTTTTTTCATAAAAATTTATAACTTTAGTTATAACATAATCATCTATTAATAAACCATTATTCATCATTGGTGTTAATATGGAATGAAACATAAAAGGATTATTTTCTAAAATAGCATCCTGATATTCACCAAAATTATACATTTTATTTTTTAAAAAATTATTTAACCATTGTTCACTTTCTTTATGTGTTATTGGATAAATAAAATTTATTTCACCATAATTATCTTTAAAATATTCATTTACATATTTTGTTGCTTCATTAATATATTTATTTTTAATGATTTTAGGAGTATCAGGCAATTCTGTTCCATTAGGTACTTTTTTTCTATTATATTCATCATAACTCCATTTACCTCCTATTGGATTTTTATTCTTATCTAACAAAATATCAAATTTTTTCCTATAATATATATAAAATTTATTAAATGAATAATTATTATTAGGAAATATATCTTTTATTATATCTATATCAGAATATACTAAAAAATTTTGTGTAGGTAATATAATTAATCTATCTTTATACATTTTAATTAATTTATCTAATAGTTTTTTCTCAATTGGATCATATATATAAATTTTATCAGCATTAATATTCTTATAAAATGTATGTGATATATCAAAAAAATTAATATATTTAACATTGTACTTTTTTTTTTTTAAATAATCATAGTAATATTTCATAGTTGCTCTGTGATAAGCTAATTTTAATTTATGAAATTTAAAATCTGTAAAATATATAGGTTCTTCTATTAAATAAATATTTTTAGTTTCGATACATTTCGTTTGTTTATATAATTGTGTAGGAAATAATAAAAAAATTGATGTCATATATATTATATAATAAATTTTATTCTATATATAATATATGTTAATAATTATATTTATAATTTTAGTTATTTTAAGTTTTACAAGATATTATTTCCGTATTCAAAATAGAAGAAAGAATAAAAAAATTGATACTTAATATATATATAATATTTAATATTAGTATTAATGTTATACGAAGATATTTTACAATGTATTAATACATGTGACGAACATATTAATGAAGGTGGTGGTAAAATTACAAATGTAGTATTAAAAGGATATAAATTACCAGAAAATATAAAAATATTAATTAAGGAAGATTATAAAACTTTTATGAAAATTATAAATTATTATTACCAAGATATTAAATTAAAAATTCCTCATTATGATAATTATATTGATACATTAAATAATATAGAATTTATTAGTATTAAATCAAATGATAATAAAAAAAAAATTACAGAATATAATGAAATAATTTTACCTTGGTTAAAATCAGGTGATTTTTTTTCTAATATTTATGAAACACATACAAAAGATCCTATCGATATTGATGAAATAACATCAATTAATGAAATACCTAAATTTATTCCTAGAGAAAATCAAAAAGAAGCATTTGATAGATTAAATAATAATGGTCTTGAAACAGGTATTCATTGTCAAGCTACAGGATGTGGAAAATCATTTATAATCATTAAATATATTGATTATACAAATAATATAATTAAAAATCCAAAAATTATATTATTTACAGAAAGAGTAAGTATATTATCTGACTTTTTCAGTTTTAATAAAGGAAATATAAATGCTGATATTAATAAATTAAATTATTGGAAAAATTTAGGAATCGGCGATTTAACTAATTTTGATATTATAAATAGAGTTACTATTAAAAAAAAAGATTGGGTAAAATTATTAAAAGAATCTATTAAACCTACATTATTAATTATTAATAGAGCATATTTAACCTTAGGAAAATTATATGATAAATTAGATAATAATGATTTACATTTAATTCTTCATGATGAATGTCACAATACATCTAGTGATCAATGTCATGAATTATTATTAAAATGTAAATCATTAAATATTCCTATAGTTGGTTTCAGTGCAACACCATTAAGAACAGGAAAGGATGATAAACCTAGATTATTAGAAATTTATTCAAAAAGTGATAATAAAGATGAATTAAATTTATTAACAGATTATAATATGATATATGCAATAAGTCAAAAATTAATATTACCTCCAGAATTTTTTTGGTATCAACTTGAATCATATGATAAAGATAATGAAACAGAAATTGTAAGTCAAGAAGATTTAGGTTCATTATTAGAATTATTAAATTATATAATACCATTTTTGCCAAATAAAAAATTGATAGCTTGGTGTGGAACTATTACATTAGCTCAAACATGGAAAAAATTAATAGAACAAAATTATAGACAAAGAAGTAATATGAAAAATTTTTTATTTGGTATAGATACATCATTAAATGATACTGAAGATTATTTATATTTTAGCAAAAAACCAAAAGTAGATATAGATGAATTACCTAAACATGATAAAAGAAGAATGTATTATGGTAATTCTATTTTATTTTGTGCTAATAAACATAGAGAAGGTTCGGATATTAAATTATTAGATGGATGTATATTTTTAGATAAAGTAAAAAATAGAGGATCTATACCTTTTATTCAATCAATAGGTAGAGTTTTAAGAACCTGTCCAGATACACCAGATAAATTTAAAGGTGTTGTTATCGATGGGATAGTTAAAGATAATAATAATTATGATAGAATATTTGTAGATAAAATAATAGGATATTATATGGCATTAGAAAATTTAACATCAATAACAGGAAAAACTAGATATGATCAATATATAGAAATGAAAGATATTGTAAAATTTGATAAAGAAAAAGAAATAATTAAATTAAAATTAAAATCATCTACAATTAAAATTCACTGCAATAAATTAGAATGGTCTAATATAATAAGTAAATTTGATAAAATATTATCAGAAAAAATAAAATTAAGCGCTGAAGATTCATTATTAATTGAATATAATTATTTAAAATCAAATATAAAAAAATATAATTTTGTTAACAAAGACCAATATTATAATTATGCTATTGAAAAAAAAATAACAATAAACCCATTTGAAAAATATAATAAATTTTGGATAAATTGGTATGATTTTTTAGATACTGATATTAGTATTTATCCAAAAACAAAATATGAATGGAAATTAAAATGTGATAAATTAAATTTAAATAATAAAATTATATATTTAGAAAAATGTGATCATTATAATTTACCATATATGCCAGAAGAATTATATAATGATTTTACTAATTTTTATATTGAATTTGATAATTTAAATAGAAGATAAAAAATTGATTTATAAAAATATTATGTAACAGATTTACATTAATAATGACAGAATGTGAAGATAATTTTATTACTCGTGATGATTTGAAAGATTATATTCATGGTATTCATAATTTCCTTCGTAATAAAGGAGCTGGATATGGACAAACAGGATTAAAAATTTTTAGTGTATTTTATGGTCTTAAATTGATTCAACCATATATAAATTCTTTGGATTTAACAAATGAACAAAAAAATATATTATGTTTTAATGAATTAGTAAAAAAATCAAAAACTAAAACTGAAATAATTGAATATATTGATAAATATGTATTAGAAATATTATGGAAATTAAAAAATAATAAAAAAGATAAAAATCATGATATTGGCCATTTTATTTTTTATCAAATACCTAGAGATTTAAAAGATGATGTATGGAAAGATTTAATACAAAGAATTAATAAAATTCCTGTTGGATATAAAAAAGAACGCAAAGTAAATTTATCAGGAAAAGTATGGGAATATTTTGTCGGACGTGATGATTCTGCTATATCAGAGTTAGGTGCATATTTTACGGATAGACATATTACAGATTTTATATTTGATCGTTTAAAAATTAATATTAATAGTGATAATAATATACCTACAATGATTGATCCTTTTGGTGGATCTGGGGGATTTACTCTAGGATATGCTAATTACATGAGAGAAAAATATGATAACATAAATTGGATTAATAATGTTAATAATATTTATCATTTTGATATGGAAGAATCAGTTATAAATATGACGGGTTTAGAAATGTTTGCTATTACAGGAATTTTTCCTCAAAGAAAATTTAATTATATTAGATGTAATACATTCAATTATGAATTTATTGGATCTGATAATAAACTAATGTATTGGAATTATGTTATATCAAATCCACCTTATGGAGGTGATAAAATACAAAAAAATGCGGATCAGATTAAAAGAGATAAAATAATAAATTGGATTAAATCAATAAATACAAATGATAGAAGTGATAAATTAAATGAACAATTAAAAATATTAGTTAAATTATCTAATGAATATAAAAAAATACAAGAAGAACATCAAGTTAAATTAAATAGTTGTTCTCTTAGAATTAAAGAATTTGCAAAAAAATATAATTTAGAATCTTCAAATGATAAAGAAGCATGTAGTTTAATATTATTTATGGATATGCTTTTACCGAATGGTACATGTTGTTGTGTAATAAAAGAAGGTTTATTATTTGATAGTAAATATTCTAAACTTAGACAAGTATTAATAGATAATTATAATGTAACAGACATAATATCAATTCCACAAAATGCATTTGAAAATACATCAACAAAAACATCAATAATAATATTTCATAATAATGGAAAAACAAATAATATTAATTTTTCTGAATTAAAAATAATATTAGAAGAAAATGATAAAATCGAAATAGAAGCTGATGGATTAGCGCATATGATTAAAGTAAAAGATGAAATAAAAGAAGTAATAGAAAATAAATTATGTACTGCATCATATAAACAATTATCAAAACCAAAATTACTAAAAAATGGTAAAGAACGTTATGATTATTCACTAGTTTATAAAAATTATGATATATTTAAATATTTTATTTTTAAAAATAATCAGATATTAAATATACCGGAAGATTATATAATGTTAAAATTAAGCGATGTATTCAATTTTTTACCAAAATCAAAAAGAAATGCATCATTTGCAACTAATAATGGTAAATATAGATTTTATACATCATCCAATAATATTAAATATTGTAATGAATTAGATATTGATGATACGGAAAATAAATATCTAATTTTTGGTGATGGTGGAATAGGATCATTATTTATAGATAATCAATTTTCATGTTCTGATCATAATATTGTATGTTATACTGATGATAATTATTTAACAGAATATATTTATTATTATATCAAAAAATATTGGAAAGAATTTGTTAAATTTCATTTTAATGGATCAACTATTGGAAACATTAAAAAAGAAAATTTATTACTAACACAAATTCCAATTCCAAAAGATATAAATAAATTTAAATCAGAATTAGAATCATTAAGAAATCTACATCAACAAATTTTGAATGATATAGAATCAATACCAATAAAAGAAAAAGAAATATATACATTAATTGATAATTTAATAGATAATGGAAAAGAAGGTATAGATTATGATAATTTTAAATTTAATAATTTAATAGAATATCAGAAAAAATCAATTAAATATAAAGCATCTGATGGTAAAATTCAAGGTAAATATAAATTTTATACATCTTCACAAGATAAAATATTATTTATTGACGATGAACCATTATTTACAGATACAATGTTAATAATGGGTAGAAATGGAGGTGCCAGTATTCATTATGATAAATTATTTTCATGTGAACATGATCATGTTTATGTAATGAAAGTTAATAATCTGGATACTAGATATTTATATTATTATATTAAAAATAATATAAAATGGTTTAATGATCAAATGAATGGTTCGACAATTAAAGGAACATCAAAAGAAATTTTATCAAAATTTAATGTTAATGTTTTAAAATCAAAATATATTAAAAAAAATAAATTAGTAGATTTATTTGATAATATAGATAATATAAAAGAATCAATTGAAAATAATAAAATAAAATATTTTCAAAATATTGATAATATGTTTGAAATATTAAATAACTCATTAACAAATAATTAATTTATAAGCAATATATATACTCGTTTTTATGAAAATTATCAAAATTTTTATAAAAAATATTATTTTTTAACATATTCATTTTATAAATTTTATTGAAGAAGACATAAAATCAAAGATTTTATGTCTTAAGATTGTAATAAATCTAAAGTTAAAATATTAAAAAGAATAATTTAATTTGATTAAAATATTAATTTTATTAAAACATATAATAAAATTAATATTGAAGATAAATTAAAATATAACTTGCCAGATATAAATGATGAAGAATATTCAAAATTATTTATTAATAAATATTGGTTTGATTTATTAGATATTGAACATAATTTTTATCAATTTGATAAATTAATAATTGAAGTTAAAAAAAATGGAATTAATGATTTTAAAAATTAAATAAAATAGATTGTAGAATACCTAGATATCCAGAATATTACTATAAACATTTTTCATATAATTTTGTAGATAATAAAAAAATTGATTTATAAATATGATGTTATACATTTAATATAATATTAATGTCTACAAATAAAGATTATTTAGCATTTTTTCATAAACTACATTGCATTTTAAGAGATGGTGAAATTGGTTTAACAGGTTTAAATGCTTTAAATGAAATAAATAATAAAAAATAAAAAAATAGATAATTTAATTTCTAAATATAATGATGTTCTAAAAACTTTTTATGAAAATGAAAATACTAAAAAATATATATTCTCAGATACAAATAAAATATCTGCTTTTTATTCAATATCTACTAAAGGAATTGATATGGATATGAATATATATTTTGACGCAGCTAAACAATTAATTGAATTATTTATAGCTACAAAAACATTTTTCTATGATTCTAATAATAAAACCGAAATAAAAATATCATCTGATGAAGTAAAACAAGTTATGGATAGTATAAATTATGATATTTTAGACGATGCTTATGAAAAATTTAAAGAAGATGAAGTAGGAAATCAAGGTAAAAATACAGGTCAATATTTTACACCGAGAAGTATTATTAAATTTGTTGTGGAAGAATTGATAAAACCAAAATATAATGAATTATGTTATGATTCATCATGCGGAACAGGCGGATTTATTCATTATTTAAATAAATATGTAAGTATGAATTATAATAAAAAACAAAATGAGAAATTTAAATTAAACATATATGGTAATGATAAAACACCAGATTTAATAAAACCATTATATATTAATTGTTTTTTACATAATATACCTGTTGAGAATATACTTAACAAAAATTCATTAAATTCTACCAATTGTTGGAATTATTTTGAAAAATTTGATTGTATAGTTGGCAATCCACCTTATGGTATGAGTATAAAATCAAATCCTGAAGATTATATAAAAGATAAAATTAATTACTGGCCAAAATTTATGATAGCTAAAAAGAATGAAAATGTTAAAGATTCAATGGGTCAGTTTATGATTCATACTATTAATAGTTTAAAAACGGGTGGTAGATTTGGATTAGTTATAGATAGAGATATATTAAATAATGGAACTGAAAATAATTCATGGCAAAAAAAGTTAAGTCAATGGATGTTAAGTATATGTGATATATCTCATATTATATTATTACCAAAAGGTATTTTTACACATACAAATTTTGATACAGCTATAGTTTATGGAATTAAAAAAATAGGATATATAGAATCTAATACTAATTTACCTCTACCAGCAATCAATAATATTAAAATATATGAAGGTAAATTTGAAGATGAAAAGAATAGAATAGGATTATTAGTTGATTTAGAAAAAACTGATTTAGAATTGAATATTAAAGATATTATTAATAAAGATTGGTCTTTAAAATATGAAGATTATATTGAAAAAACCGAAAAATTATATAATGGTATTGAATATAAAACATTAGGTGATGTATGTGAATTTATTAAAGGTAAAATATTAACATAAGTAGAAATTAATAATAATTTAGGTAAGTATCCAGTTATTGGCGGTGGTGTTAAACCATTTGGTTACTATAATAAATATAATTTACCTAAAAATTCAATATTAGTAAGTCAATCAGGTGCAAATGCAGGATATATATCAAGATATGATATTGAGGTATGGGATTCAGATTGTTTTTCAATAAAATATTCAAATAATGATTTTATTTTCTATTATTTAAAATTATTACAATCTAATATATGCAAAAAACAAACGGAAGGAAGTATACAAACAGGTCAAGCACAACCACATGTAAAATCAAGTGATATGAAAAAAATAAAATTACCTATATTATCTCAAGATCATCAAAAAAGAATAGTTAATTTTATGGATGAATATATTGGAACAAATTATAAAATATTAGATAGATTAATTGAAGAATTTAAAGATATTGACTTATTTAAATTCTTATTATATGAAGATTATGAAACTTTAGAAGTAGCTATTAAAATAGCTAAAGATTTACTAGATTATGATAAAGATGGTTATGCAAGATTTAATACAAGAAGAAAATGGTGTTTTAAAATGATTAGATCTGAAGATAAATTATTAAAAGATGTATGTGAATATAATTTTGGAACAAGAATAACTAAAGCTAAAGATAGTATTCAAGAAAATTATAAAAATACAAAATATCCAGTATATGGTGGCGAAGGAATTACTTTTGAAACTAATAAATTTAATAGAGAACTAGAAACATTAATTATTGCTAGATTTGGTGTTAGTTCAAATTGTGTTAGAATTGTTAATGAAAAATTCTTTTTAAACGATTCTGGAATGAGTATATTTAATTATAAAATTAATAAAAAATATTTAGATTATTATTTATTAATCTATCAAAATTTAATATTTAAATACACCCATTTTTATGAAAATTATTAAAAATTTCATAAAAAATGAAAAATTATTTATCTTTGATAAATAATTTTTGCATAGAAAAAATACAAGTATTTTTTCTATGCTCATTAAATATA